TCTTTGGTTTTCTTTTTACAGTTAATTGATTATCCGTCATAGAAAAAATATTAAGTTAGTAACGTAATTACAATTATAAATACTAAAACATAGGCATAAAAAAGGGGTGCCTTACGGCACCCCCCTCTTAATTAAGAAAAGTTACTATTAGAGAGTATTTAAACCATCACATAGAACTTTACCATAGAATTCAGGACGAACTACCTTCTTAGCGTAGCGAGTCAAGAGCCCTTTACGTGGAGTAAAGGTATCTGGATCGTACACAAGAGGTGTCATGATCAATGGAATGTATGGAGCAAATACTGCACCAGCTTCCAAGAACTGTCCTCCTCTAAATCCTAACAAGATTGTATTTTCAGTCATGTAAGGATTTTTGTAAACAGTATAGCGTGAGTTCAACTGACCAGCTTTCTGTACACCAAAGGCGTAAGACATTTTGGCAGCATCACCGTCAGAATTAGCAGCAAATCCTGGGATTGATTCCAAGATAGTAGCTACTGTTGGAGAACATACGAGGAAGTTAGCACCCCCACGAAGTGTTCTTTGGTGAATTCTGTTGCTTACTTTCTGTAGCTTAGTACCTAAAGTTTGGAACCACTGTCCTTGAGTATTATAGAATCCTAGATCAGTAATAGTACCATCGGTACCAGTACCAGAATCTACAATTGATCTATTATTAACAGCACTCCATACTTCAGTACCTGCAGCTGCTGATTCAATCAACATGTCAAGAATTTCGAGATCAATCTCTAATGAGATATACTCACTCATGACAGAAGTTAATTCAGCTTCAGCATCCAATGCGTGATAAGCATTTAAATCCTGTGCGAACTCAGGAGTCCATACAGCTTTAAGCTTACGTGTTTTAGCAACAATTGCTGAAGATTGCATTTGAACATTAATTTCAGGAATTGAAATTGGGTTATTTAAGCTATTAAGCGCAGTGTTTTTATCTTCAAAATCACCTCTATTTTTATCTATTGGTGCCAATGAGTAAGAAACAGTAGCAGTAAACAATCCTACAGAAATGTCAGATACTTTTGCTATAAATTGAAGATCTGTACCTACAATTTTTGTAAATGCAGGTTCATTAATAGGAGTTCCAGCAGATCCAGAATATAGTTCAAATGATCTAATAGCTTCTTGATCAACATTATCAAAATCAGCTAGAGCTATTTTTACTGTAGCATACTCATCATTAGTAGCTGAAGCAGAAAAAGCAGAATCATAGTTAAGATCAGACCACCCAGCAGATCCGGTAGAATCTACAGTAGAGATAGATGAAGTAGCATTAATGGAATATCCAAATCTACCTGCACCATAAGCACCACCTGTAGCACCGTTACCAAATGGAGTATTACCATCTGTATCACCATACATAGAATTACCAGCAGCAAATTTAGCACCTCCACCAGCACCTTTAGTAGATCCATATTGGAAATCTAAATAAAATACAAGGCCTGAAGGTAGATTCATTGGTTGTACTGAGACAAATTCTTTAGCAGCAATTTGACCAAATACTTTTCTAACCAATGGAAGAGCTACACCAGCCCACTGCTCACCTACACCAGCTGTGAAACTACCAACAGAGTTAGTACCTCCACCTGACAATGAAGTTTCTTGAACTAATTGCTTAGCTTGGTTTTCAAGAATCATTGACATATTACTCTTGTCAGCTTCACTATTGAGGCCTTCAAGAAGTCCAGTTTTGGACCATTTTTGTGATAATCTAGCAGCATCACTTTGTAGTGATTTGTACTGATTAGCACTTTCGAGTAATGAATTTAATTGTGACATCGTCAAAAATTAAAAAATTAAAAAATTAAAGGCCTGCAAGTTTTTTAAACCTTGCGACCATTGCGTCTTCATGAATCACTTCTTTAGATTCTGTGATAGGAGCTTTTCCTGTAGGTTTAGAAGCAAATCCTAGTGATTCTTTAATTTCTTTTTTCTTCGTTACTAACGAAGTAGAAAGAGATTCGAATACTAGTTTAACTTCTTTTACATTTGAAGCTTTATCAAAAGAATTTAAAACTTTAACTTTTTGTGATTCAGTAAGATTTCTATTTCGGAAAATCTTATTTGTATACAATAACTTAGAATTTAATAAATTAACTTCATTAATTTCTTTTTTGAGAATTTTAACAGTTTCGTAAGCTTCTTTAAGCTCAGAATCTTTTTCCTTCATGGCTTCTTCCATCTCGTACTTGTAAGATCCTTCTTCCATTTCATCAGCTTCTTTCATTTCTTCTTTAGCTTCTTCAACTTCCATAGTTTCTTCTTCGTCTTCAACTTCCATATCCATTTCAGGGTCCATATCCATTTTTTCACCTGCTTCAAGCTCACCAGCTTCAACCATGTCTTTAATGACTTCTTCTACAAACTTAGCAAGTTCGTCCTCAGTCATATCTTCGATTTCAATAGATTCTTCTTCAGATTCAGTTTCTTCTTCTTCTTCTTCAGCTTCCATTACTTCTTTTTTCTCCTCCTCCACTTTTTCTTCCTCTTTCATTTCAGCATCCATTTCAGAAAGAAGTTCTTCTAAATCAACTTCTTCTTCTACTTCTTCTTTAGCTTCATCCATTTTATCTTCTTCAGACATTGGTTTTTTGCCATAGCCCTCTTTCATGTCTTCTTCTTTGGCTTCTGACATGTCTTTATCATGCATGGCTTCTTTCATGTCCTCGTCTTTCGCTTCGGTCATGTCTTCTTCATACTTTGTTTCTTTCATGTCTTTTTCCTTAGTTTCAGTCATATCTTCTTCATAATAACCTTCTTCCATTTCTTTAGACTTTTCGTCTTTGCCTTCATCTACTTCTTCTTCCATTTCGTTGATTCTTTGAGCCAACATATCTTTCAGATGTGGAGTAAATGCCTCCTCTAGAGCAGCTTTTGCGTTAGCAATTGCAGATTCTCTAATAGCTTTAGCATCGGCGATAGCCTCTTTTAAGAGATTTCTATCCATTTTACTAAATTAAACTTAGTGAAATACGTTTATTAGGAAACGTAATAAAAAATATATTAATTCGATACCATATAGGAGATGGTATATTCGTTAATACATATGTAAAGGAATTTAAAGAATGGGGCACTGACCCTTACTACAAAGGATTTCTCTAACTATATTATGTGCTTCTTTATAAGTATTAAGGGGAGTTTCTTTACCCTCTTTTATAGTGTGCATAAATGAGCCTGGATTTGATGGAGTAGAAACAAAGTCCCAACAAAGTAATTCAAAATCATCTTGTACTTCTAATAAATCACCTCTCTGTTCCAATGAACCCATACCTCTTGATGACACACCCACTGTAATACCACTTTCAATAAGTGCTTTTAAAATGTTACCTGATGGGGTAGGTAAGATTTCTATGAAACCCATTAGATTATCTCCATCCCAATATAGTTTAGTTACATTATGGGAAGCATTTTTTAAACTAATTACTTGGGAATCTGGGTGGTCTAATTCCCCAATAGCTCTTGTTTCGTTGATTAATGTTTGATATTTATCTACTTCTCTATCCCATAAACCTTTAGAATAGTATCTTCCGTTGCCATTTTTTACTTCTGCAGTAGCCATAACACCCCCCACTATAGGATTTCCTCTTTTAGAGATTTTAGACTCCGTAAGTGAGCTAACAGGGTTAAAGTTTGTTGTTTCTACAAGTAAATTTTTCATTAAAACATGGGGTCTGCAAGTTGGCGTAATTGGGTTTCGTACCTACTGTACATAGGTTCCATATCGATTACTAAAGCAACTGCTTCTTCAGCATTACCTACCATATCCATAACATCTTCTAAAGAGTCTTTCATTTTAGAAAGTAAAGCTTCAGATGGAAAGTCTTTTTTTTGTAACTCTTCTCTAATAATCTTTCTAATAGACTCTTTTAAATCACCGTAGCCCGAAGATTTATATTTACCTTTTGGTTCTTCTTGTTTTCCCAATCCTGGGGATTCATCAGTATACCCTACTCCTTCTAAACCAAACTGACCATTTTTAACATAATGAAGTTCATCTTTAGCTAAATTTTTCCTCACTATATCTTTTAACTCACCTAAAGACTTATCTTTGTTTTTTGGATTTTGCATTTCAGCATAAAATCCTGTTAAAAACTCTGCACCACTTTGGTTATCGATTTCTTTTTTATCTTTATAATCATACCCAGCAATTTCTTGATCTACTACTTCCTTAGTAGGTTGTTTTTCTTCTGCTTTTGCTTCTTCAGCAATAGTACTCATATTATCATTAAAGATCTTAAACCACTCAGGTTGATCTTTTTTACCAGTGGCTATGCCCCAAAGATTTTCGGAAATTATTGATTTTTGCTTTAAAATATCAATTGAATTTTCATATCCAAAGTGATTAGGGATGTATTGAGGGAATAATCTTTTTGCCTCATTAAGAAATACACCCTTATGACCCTTTCCTTCTTTTATAAGGTTATATTGGTTTTGTAGAGTAGTGGGTTTCATATTATACTTTTAATAGTTTTTTTATATCTTTTAAATAATCTTTTAATAAAGTAGTGGGTTGAACTACTTGAAACGATTTAGGGTTTTCTTTATAGTAATCTATAGTTTTATTTTTAGCATTAGATATCAATTTATAAATATCATTAAGGTCATTAGTAATAGAATCAAAATCATCTATTCTATCAGCATGGAATTTAGATTCAGGAGAAGTTTCTTCTTCTTGAAATAACTGTTTAACTTCTAAACCAGAATCTTTATTTTTTTTTGGAACTGGTTTATAACCTAATTTATAGTAATAATTCCTAGCAGTTCCATCTGATTTTTTATTTTTATTAAAAGCAAATGGGGTCGCATATTGAGCACCCGTACCTGGAGTAAATGAAGCTGAACCTCCTGTAACTGAAACTTCTTCTAATTGGTTTTTTATACCACTATATAAATCAGGGTAATTTTTTCTTAAATGTGTTCTATATAAATTAAAAGTATCTCTAACTTTATTTAACAATTCAGCTATCTTAGGGTCTTTTTTACCAGCATCAGTAGTAGATAATTTTCTTATAGAACTAAGTGCTATTGATAATTTTTTTAGAGATTCACCAAAAGAAGGGAGTCGAATCAATTTATGTTTAATACCACCTGTTTCTTTATTAATATCTACAGTTTTATAGTAGATGCTATCTTCTAAGTCAAAATAATCATTAGTTATGTCTACTTCACCATACTGATCCTCTATCTTTTTAATAAATTTTGGATCTATGTCCGATGCTTTAGTAACAGGCATTAGTTCAATTTTTCAGTAAGTGAATAAAATTGCAATAGATCAACTAAACTTTCACTTGTAACTTTATCTTTTTTCCCTAAGGGAGTAAGAAACTTTTTAACTTCATCTAATTTTATCCTTAAAACTTTATCATTTATCCTTTTGGATCTTTCAGTTAGTTGAATTTGTAATTGGGTAATTTCTTTATTATAAAATTCTTTTAAATGAGAAGTTGAATCAATTGAATTAATATATTCTCTTAATATTCGTTTTTGATTTTGGTTAAGCTCCGAGTATTTACTATTAAACTTTTCAAGTAAAATCTTATAGGTTAATATTCTTAAATCTTTATCGTACCCCCCAAATTCTTCTAAAACCGTATCAGCTACTTTATCCTTATTAACTGAAGATTCTGTTAAATATTCCATTAAATTAACTTTAATATCAATTAAATCATTGGGGTTATTAATTAAATCTGAATTATAACATTCTATTAATTTATATAATGAAGCTATTTCTTTATATTCAGATATTTTAGTTTTAAAAATATCCTCAAGGTTATAGTGTTGTTTTAGTTCCTTAATAAGACTATATTTTTCCTTACGGAGTTTTTGTTTATTAAGCTTTTTAGAAGATTCTAAAATAATAGAAATTGTAGTAGATGCTTTAACTTCACTTACTCCTTTTTTAGAAAAGAAAGATTCATATAACTTATACTCTTTTCCTAATTCGGTATTAACAAAATACTTCTTTAAAATTACGGATGCTGGGGAGGGTTTACCTGAAAGGGTATCGGATGTAATTCTCCTTACTAGTAATTCAAACAAAAGTCCCGTGTTTTTGTACTTAGAATGTTTGATTTTCATTGAGTATATTTTTTTATAAATATATTATAAATATTAGTCCCTAATGTTAGATTCATCCAATAGTGATTCACCTGATTTATCATCTTCAAAGATCATACGTTTTTTATTAGAAGATGGTATATCCTTAAACATATCGCTATGTTTATTGTAATGGGATTTTCCTTCTAAGGATAAAGCAGACCCACCTTTAAATTGAGGATTTATACTATCTCCTTCATTTTTATCAGTATCTTTCATCCTTTCTACTCCTAATCTATCTTTACCAAAATTATCATCTTGGGTATTACGGTTAGAAACTTTTTCTTGGGGTCTACCCAAGGGTGTTTTTTCATTATACCCATCTGGTAGATTATTAGGGTCAGAATATGTTCTTCCTTTGCCATATAATGAAGCTAGGTCATGTGGTGTGCCATAAGACTTTCCTGAATCCATTGGGTCATTACCTTCATTTTCTACTTGGTTTTGTCTAAATTTTCGTTTTTTATCTTGAAGTATTAATTCTCTATATTCATCATACTGGTCTTCTGATAAATGGAAAATGTTTTCATATACCCAATCCGTAGGTAATAAATTATTACTTATTAATTCATTAGCTAAATCAGTTTTTTCCTTTAGTAATGCAATTCTTTCTTGATCATAGATAATAGAAGGATTGGTTAATGAAATTTCAAAATTAGCTAATTGCTCCCCAGTATAACCCTGAGAGTATAAATGAACCATAGCAATTTTATATAATTCAGAAGTCATAATCCTTTGAATTCTTTCAATTGTTCGGGCAAATCTAATATCCTGGGCTGCTAGTGTAGCTTTACCTTCAAGGTTTTCATCATACCCCATAAAAGCTTTAGGTACTTTTAGGGCAGCAAATAATTTATCTCTTAAATAATTTACATCTTGAATACCATCATATTGTAAACCAGGAGTTGTTTCTATTTTAGTAGACGAATCATTTCCCCTGACAGGGATATAAAAATCTTCCAGAGAGTTTTGTAAATTATATTTTAAGTTATAATCACCTGTTTGTGGGTCTACATATGGGGTTCTTTTTAACTTAGAAATGGTTTTTTCCATAAATGCTTCTACCTCATTAGGTGGGATAGAACCAATATTTAAGTAAAAAATACGTTTTTCAGGAGCTCTTACAATACGGTGTACTAACATTGCATCCTCCATTAATGTATATTGTTTAAACAATTTACGAGCAGGTTCAATGTAACTTCTACCATAAGGTAAAAAATTAACATCAGTCAATAATCTAAAGTGAGCCATTTCATAATTCTCAAAATAGATAGATCCATCCTTTTTATATTGTTGTTGGTCAGGAACATTATAATAACCATAGTCACTTGATACTACCCCATCGGGATCAAATTTAAAGATAACTTTTGAGGGATTTTCTACATCTGTATGATCTAACCTTTCAATATTAAAAGCTGAGTATGGTATAACATTATATACTCCAAACCCCTCTGCAATTTCTAATTTTAAGAAAAAATCTCCATACTTGCACATATTACGAATCCAAGGCCAAAGGTTAAATTCAATATTTAAAACGTCATAAAATAAGTTGTATAATATTTTTTGAATATCTTCATCAGGGGATTTAATATGAAGAACTTCTCCTAGATCATTCTTTAAAGTAGATTCATCCGAAATGATATCTAGGGCTGATGCTATAATGGCATCAGTATCCATTGCATCATATTCTGCATAAAGAGTAGGTCTTAAAGTTCTATAATTATATGAAACTTGACGTCCATATAATGATGTAATATTATTAGTATAGATTTTATTATATCTATCTATTAGTGAATTAGTTTGAATGTCTCCTGATACTTGTATATGTTGGGTATCAAATGTTCTAAGTCTATTGTTCCCTACATTTCTAATGATAACATCAGAAGAAAATAATCTTTGTAGTCTTGAAAAAAGCCCTTTAT